GCTCCGTGTGACCGCCTACGTGGAATTTTACAAAGAACCCCCAGAGGAAGGGCGGAAAGAACGAGAAAAACGAGCAAAGAAACCGAACATTTCGCAAAAACTGAAAAGAAGTGGAAAGGAAGCGAAAAGACGAATTTTCGAAGCGAAAAACCGCGCGGACTGACTCAGGAGCCGGAAAAGCAGAAGCCGTGGGAGTTCCGGGACGATCAGAAGACAGTCTGAGAAGTGGCGATTACACAAAACAGGAACTTTGCACAATAAGAAAGGCGGCAGCCACCACAGCCACCGCCACACTACGAAATAACCACCTTTACGAGAAAGGAGATTACATGCTTATGATAAGACAGAACACGGAATAAATCAAACAGAGGACAGCTGATCACTACGACGTAACCACGAGAAAGAAGGTAACATTATGACCGAAGAATTGAAGGAAAGATTACAGAACAGACTCGAAGACTATGTGAACATGATCACATCACCTTCGAAAGGAAAGCACTTCTATGTGTGTCCACTCTGCAGCAGTGGAGACTCTGGACGCAGAGGAAGTGACGGAGCTTTTCACGTCAAAGAGAACAGATGGAAATGCTTTTCGTGCGGAGAGAGTGGAGACATTTTCAACCTGATCGAGAGCATGGAAGGGATAACTGACTTCCCGGAGCAGATAAAGTTCGCAGCTGATCGACTGGGAGAATGGGTTCCTGATCAGGTGGACTCGAAGCCGAAAATGGATCCAGTGAAGAAGTCGAATGAGACTAAGTCCGTGAGCGCGGAGCAGTGGAAGCCGTTCGAAGAAAATCTGCAGAAGTCGCCGGAAGGAATGAACTACTTGAAAGGACGTGGCTTCTCAGACGAGACAATAAGCCACTTCCATCTTGGCTATAGCGATAGACAGAAGCGAATTATCATTCCATATCCGGGAACGGACTTCGGAACCGCACGAGCGATCGACGTAACTGCAGAGAAAAAGTATCTCTATCCGACTGGGAAAGCACTTCCGCTCTTTATTATCAAAGAGAGTGACGCAGACTTCTACTACATCACAGAAGGACAGCTCGACGCAATATCTCTTTATCAGGCCGGAGCGAGAAACATTATCGCCATAGGCGGCGGAAGTGCTGACCTGATCACTGGCTATGTCAAAGAAAACAACATGCGCGGAGCTGTGATCGTCGCGGACAGGGACGCAGAAGAAAAACGTGGCGGAAATGATAACCTGACTCCGGGAGAGCGTACCGCGAAGAAGATAAGCGAGAATCTGTCAAAGTTCGACATCGTCTCAATAACAGTCTTCCCGGAAGACGGACACAAGGACTCTAACGACATGTTGAAAGCAGACCCGGAGTCCCTGGCTGAGTTAATCAAGCTGAGTTACTTCGAACTTCTGGAAGAAGTGGAGCGACTGAGAGAGCCAACGTCGCAAGAGTCCTTCGATGATTTTCTCGCGGAAGTTATGACAGATCGTTTCGAACCTATCTCCACCGGGATAGACCAACTAGACAAGGCACTGTCCGGCGGACTGGAAAGAAAGACACTCGTCACACTCGCAGCCGCCCCCGGAGCCGGAAAGACAGCCATAGCACAATACCTCTTAGAGAACATGGCTGAGAAGGGACATAACGTCGTATATGTAAATCTGGAAATGGACAGGAGCCAGCTTCTCTCTCGAAGTATAGCGCGACTGTCTCACGAGCGGAGCCTGACTGATCAGAGAGCCGTCCCTATGACCCGGAACCATCTTCCGCAGTCCGTGTTCGCAGACATAACCGCAATAGATGTCAGACGTGGTTATAAATGGACAGACGATCAGAAAGCCATCGTCGAGAAGACCGCTGCATATTATCGAGAGCATATCGCGCCACACTTCCAGTACGTCACGACGAACCCGGAGAACAGAGGAAGCATAGACAACACTCTGAGTTCAATTCTGAGGAAGCTCGAAGCGATCACGGCGGAGCTGATCAGGAACGGACAGAACGCACCGCTCGTATGCATAGACTATCTGCAGTTCGTAGAATATGACCTCTTAGGAGAGAAAGAGCGGAAGCCTGACAATGCAGAAGCCATCAAGCAGACTCTGAAAGCATTTAAGCAGTTCGCCATGAAGTATAACACTGTGGTTATCCTGATCACTGCGAATAATCGAGCCAGTAACTCAGAAGGACGCGCAAGCATGGACAGCGCACGAGACACTTCGAATATTGAATACTCAGGAGACGTTATGCTGTCTCTCGTCTATACAGCCGTTGAGGAACGATGGACGCATAGGACAGGCAAGACGGACAGGAACGGAAATGACACGTATGCTGTCATAGACAATGACTACATAAACCATGTTATCGACTGGACGCTGTCAGAGAATAAGTCTTACCCGGACATAGCAAAGCGCATGTCGTTGAAAGTGGTTAAGGGACGTGGAATACAGTCGCGCGGAGTCGCAAAGTTTAAGTATGACGGAAGATACTTCTACTTCGAGCCGGACACTGACTCTGTCCCGGACATGTACAGACGCGATCAGGGAGAAGACATCGGATAAGAAAAGAGCCTGCGACATCACTCCGTGTCACAGACCCTATGAGAGCGAGTGGCGCATAACACAAGGAGAAATGCCGAGCTGAGAAAAAGCCAAGTGTCATACGCTAAGAGAGAGCCACTGTGGGACACCTTACAGAGACTCTCTCTTTTTTGTGTGTCCCGGAGCTCGTCTTAGGAGGTACTCGCGAACCCCTAAACATATTATACTACATTCCGTTTCAAATGAAAATCATATGAAAAGAAATTACCAAAAGAATATTTTCATACGAAAACAAGTATGATATAATAATCTCGTAATGTAAGAATATTTGACGCACGAGAGGAAAGACATACCATGAGTACAGACGGACTTTCAGAACAGGCAAAGGAAGCGCGCCGGGCATACTTCCGGGGACGCTACAAGACCGCGCCTGACAAGCACAAGGCATATGTGTGTCATATGTGGGAAAAGAAAGCTCGTGACTTCTTCGGGAGTCTATACACTCCGCCGGACAGAGAAGGAGTCCTGAGTGATCAGGCTGCAGAGCTGAGACGCAGATATTATTCTGAGTACAGAAAGACACACGAGACGGACAGAAGCGCGTATATGCGCGAGTATCGGAAGAATCACAAAGAAAAACTATCACAGTATCAAAGGGACTACTGGGAAAGGAAAGGTAAGGCAATATGACAGACGAGATCAAAAAGAGACAGGCTGAACGAAAGCTGAAAGAGATCGAAATTATGATCAGACTGAACGGAGCGACACCGCTACTTCTGAAGCGTAAAGCAGAACTCGAAAAGGAAGTCCAGAAGCATGACGAGAAAAGACAGGCATACGCCCGTTCACTGTGGCATAAGCTGATCGAGAATCGCGGAGAGTCCGCAAAGGAAACACGATAAACACAGAAAGGAATAACCACTATGACTAAGGAAACGAAGAAAGCCGTCGCGATGATCAACGAGAAGGAAGCCCAGAACCGGGAAATGTTGTCGAAGATCGAAGTCGAGATCACGAACACGGAAGCGAAGCTGTCCGCGCTCAGAGCTGATCTGGAGAAGGCGGAGAACGGCGAACAGTACAAAGACATTCTGAAAGAGATCAGGGACTATGAAGACGTTCTGAAGTTCTGTGAGAAGAAGAAGACCGAAGCTGCAGCGCACACACTGTCAGAGACAGAATACAGAGCGATTCTGGCTGAGATCAAGAAGGCGCGTGACGCTGCGAAGGCTGAAATGAAGAAGACGTTAATCGCAGACGTGGAGAAAATCACAGCCACGCTGTCACAGTGGGACGCGATCAACAATGACCTGAACGGAATAGCACAGCGCGCAGCACTACTGACCGCCGGGAATAATCCTGTTCTTATGAACGCCCAGACTCTAGCAGACGGAGACGAAGTCCTTAATGGATATATCCAGACATTCTACCGTCTGAGAGCGTATTTAGTAGCCAGTGGAAGGGGATAAACTATGAAGCGCGCGCAGTGGGAAAAGAAGCTGAAAGAACAGATCAAGTTCGACGCGGACTTTATTCCGTCTTTTCAGACCACTATTAAGATACTGTCTGAGATACTGGAAGAAAGAGACAACGTCTATACAGCATATCAGAAGGACGGAGCGCGCCCTGTGATCGAGTTCACATCTGACCGCGGAGCCGTGAACATGAAACCGAACCCACTACTAAAGCAGTGGCAAGAATTGAACACTTCCGCGCTTGCGTATCTTCGAGACTTAGGACTGACCGCAGCCGGACTTCGGAAACTGCAAGGACAAATCCCGGAGCGGAAGAAGACACAAGGCTTCTCGAAGCTCGACGCGTTCTTTTCTAGGAGAGACGGACGAGAACCCGAAGAAGACTTCGACTCTGACGAATACTGGGAAGCACAATTCGACATGACAGCGAGACGAGAGCCGGAGCAGAAGAACGATAAAGAGAAGATGGAAGAAATGGGACTGACCTTCGAAGAATACGCGAAGCTGAAAGTCGAAGAACAGTCCGGAAGAAAGGAAGGGTAAGAATGGTTAAGGACATCGAGACGATCACTGCAGAGCTGATCGAGACCATGAGACAAGTCGGAATCAACCCGGAGCCGTACAGCATCGCGCTGAGAATCACAGCTGAGACTCTGCGTGAGCGTGAGAAGGCTTATGAGGAATACATGGAGAACGGCGGAAGACAGACCACCGATAAGGGACGATCAGACGCAACCGCTGTCAGACTGGCTGCATGGAATAGTCAGGCAAGAGCTTGTCTGTCCATGCTGAAACTGACTCCGCGCAACGTGCCATCTTCCGGGAATAATGAAGGAGTGTAAGACAATGAAAGACGCGAGAACATTCTACGAAGACAGTTATACTCTCATTAAGTCGAAGACTGACAGAGAGCTGCAGACCATTATTCGCTTACAGCGTGACAGCGCGGACCCTATGTCCGTAGCTCGTGTGGCTATGTGTAAATATGAGTTACTGAGTCGCGCTGATCAGAAACGCAAGGAGCCAGTGTCGAAGTCACGTCCGGCTAGTGCGAAGAATAAGAGAAAGGCACAGCAGCTTATAGCGTCCTACAATGAGAAGCGGAGAAGCGCAGTCCTAGAGAAGATGTCACCTAATGACCCTGACCGCGCGAATAAGTCTATCTGTGAAATGAGATAAGCTGAGTGTCCCTGACCGGGGACATTCTCATATATGACCATCTGGGAGACGTTCTGTGACTACTAGCGAAGTGAGAGACTATCTCAATAAATACCATACGCGCCTAAACGGCTATATTTGCCTTATAAGCGCGCTGCAGAGACAAATTGACTATTACGCACCGTACAGAAACAGTCCGCAGATATACGGCTACTGTGAAGCGATAAGGGACGAGATAGAGAAAGTCCGTCGAGAGATGGAGAGTGAGACTGGACAAGTCCGGCAGTGGGCGGAGCTGATCAGTGACGAGACCGGGCGGAAGATATTTATTGATAGATACATTCACGGCGATCAGTGGGAAGACATACAGCTGAGACACAGCTACTCCGCAACGTCAGTCTTCGAGAAGCACAAGAAAGCATGTCGGGAAATCGCCCGGAAGCTGACCGAAAAAGAGAATAGTTCGAAAGCAGGATAAAGGGACGGAATCAATTTTGACATTCCGTCCTTTTACTATGTCCGGCAGTGCCTGACACTGGGACTTTTCCGGGACTGATCGAGTCCAGGAGTGACGGAATCAATTTTGACAGAGGATCCTCTGAGACGGAATCAAAGACCCCGAAAGCACTGAAAACACGGCATGTTTTACGGAATCAAAAAGTAAGAGACCGACACAAACAGAGGAAGTCAGTCTCTTATTCCATTACTACATGGATAATGCCCGATAGTATGAGGGTGAGCATAGAAATATTATACCACACTACGCAGATATTATCGAATGATTATACATATTGACGAATGAGAACAATAAATATAAAATAACAATATACTACGAAATAACCGAAAGGAGTGATGATCACTTGTCAGATGGAAAGACGATCAGAAAGCGCGGAAGACCATTCAAGGCACTGTCAGTATATCGGACAGACATTCCACCACGGAACGGAGTCTATTACACAGTGCCGGAAGCCGTGGAGCTTCTGGGAGTCCATAGACACACACTACAAGCACGACTCAGAGACGGAACGCTGAAAGGTAAGCAGATAAGCGGAGAGTGGAGAATCTACAAAGACTCTCTGTACGTCCCTGATCAGGAAGAATCGAAAGGAGATTACACATGAGAAATTTAGAAAAGTATGCTGCAGAAGGTAAGAAGAAGATAGAGAAGAACAGTCGCTATGACATGCAGTTAAGCGATTATCAGACGATCACTGAGAAGATGGATAAGGGACTGTCTCTTTTCGAAGCACTGGAAATGGTATTTAATGCCGGAGTGGAAGCCGGAAGCCGTATCGAGAAGAAGACCGCAGCTGAGAAGTAATAAGCACTGTGGGCACTGCCCACATATAAGTGCGCTATTACGAGCAGAAAGGCGAGCAGAAAGGCAAGCAGAGCATGTGGCAAGCCACACGCGGAAAGGAGACCACCAACGAATGAAAGTAATAACCATCTGTCACCATAAGGGCGGAGTCGCGAAGTCCACCACGGCGGCTGCACTGGGACACGGAATCTCTGTCATGCAGAAGAAGTCGAAAGTCCTACTGATCGACGCTGACCCACAAGGCACACTGACAAAAAGTGTCTATGGAATCAAGCAGACAGTGCCGGGACTGTATAGCGTGATCATGGGAGAGAAGGACTGGAAGTCCGTTATCATGCACACGGAGTCCGGGGACATCGTACCTTATGAGAAGAAGACCGGGAGTCTGGACGCGGAGCTGATCAGTGACCCCGGCAAGGACTACAAGCTGAGAGAGTGTCTGGAAGACTTAGAAGGATATTCCCACGTCATTATAGACACGTCACCTTATTTGAACCTTGCCAACATTCAAGCACTGACCGCAAGTAATGTCGTTATCATTCCAGTGTGTGCAGACCCGGAGTGCGTGGACAGTCTTCCTGAGACGCTAAAGACGATAAGGACAGTGCAGAAGTATTCTAACAAGACTCTGACCATCGGCGGAGCCGTTATGACTCTTTACGATGGGAGAGCGAATGTGGTTAAGCAGTATGCAGACCTGATCGAAGACGTGTGCAAGAAGAACGAAGTCCGGCTACTTAAAACGAAAGTCAGAACGTGTGCAGCGATTAAGGAAGCCCACGCTATGAAAGAAAACCTCTTTACATACGCGCCGAAATCGAACGCAGTCGCAGACTATACCGCGATCATTAAGGAACTCAAGTTATAATAAGGAGAAGGAGAATCAACATGGCAAAGAAGAATTTTACACAGAAGGACGCTGAGAGCGTGGACATCGTAGAAGCGATCAGAGACGAGCAGAGAGCAGAGAAGAAGGAGAAGGACACTCCGACGGAACGCTTCACAGCTCGTTTCAATAAAGAGGAGTGGGCATACCTGACAGAGTATCACTGGCAGAAGCGCGTCACTATTACGGACATTATCCGCAGACTCGTACAGGAAGACATGAAGAAGCACCCGGAGATTATGGAGACTGTGGACGAGCTGAACGCGAAGCCGGGAAAAGAGTTAATGTGATCACTACGAATAACCACTACTACATGAAGGAAGGACGGTAACGAAATGTTATTTGACGATTACGAAAAGAATCTGACTCTCGACAAGTGCAGAAGCCAGTTCACAGAAGACGAGCTGCAGAAGCTGCAGGAGTTCGGGCAGCATATTGTAGTCAGACAGAACTATTTGAAGTTCGGAGACGATCAGTCAGAAGAACTTGTAGATAAGTTCATAAACTTATTTCAAAGATGGATAGATAGTCAGGTAAGACACAAGGAAGACATAAACGGACTTGTAGTCGAGATGGACGTTCTTCCTCAGGAGCTGGAAGCGCGAAAGAACTTCCCTGACTTCTTTATGATTTACTCCGCAGAAGAAGGAATCGAAAAGAATATATCCATCGAAGAAATGTTTGCGCTTCCGAAGAAGTTCGACATTCCGGGACTATTCCTGACGTTCATTCAAGGACTGGGAATCGACATCAAGTTTGAACAAGCCACAGAGAACACCGGGAATCTTAGTCGCATGATATATGACGAGAACACTCCACTTCTGCAGATTACACACAGGAAGTATTCCGGGGCATTATCTACGAAGAAGAATAGTTATGCGTATCTCGTGCCACTCGATCAGTTACCACTCGTACAAGGAGCTGACGGAAGTTATCGACTTGACCCGGACAGCGAGACGGAAGAACAGAAGAAGTCCCGAAAGAAAACTATTCCGGCAAAGAATGTTGACTCTGACTTAATCGCAGCACTGGCCGCAGCCGTTAAGAGTTCCTATGTGGATAACAAAGGAGACGAAGTCACAGTAGATTTAACAAGCTTCGCGAAAGCTCTGAAGACTCAATTTGAGAAGGAGTCCGCAGACAACAAGAGTCATTTTGACTTCTGGGGAAAGGTAAAGCAACTCTATAATATCGGTGGGTATCTCGTGAAACAAGGTGAAATCTTACCTGTGTTCTTATTCCGGAAGTACGATGTCAACCGAAACGAGCTGACTTTTGCGAGTCCGTATCTGTATTCTATACTGGACATCTTAAAGAAGGAGCCTGCGAACGTCTCGAAGCAGAAACGATATAATAGAAAGCTCTATCCTGACATTTTAGGTGAAAGCTACCTGATCGACGCAAAGATAATCACAGCCAGGAGTAAAGTCACATCGGAAGTAGTGAAGTATATTATTATGCGACTTATGCAGCATGGTATTGTGCCGGACGCGAAACGCTATCCGCAGAACCACTTCGAGAGTGACAAAGTCGTGACGCTGACCATCTCTTACAAGGAGCTAGTAAAAGACGTCCAGCTTCTCAAAGAGTATCTGTCAGAGTCAGAGCCTAAGAGACGATCACGAAATATCCGAAATGTTATCTTCGGGAGTACATACGACGATTTGAAGAAGGACAGTAAGCCACTCGTCGAAACGTACCTGAGAGACTACACGGACGCTTTTTCCTACTGGGTGAATCTGAGTATCAAGACAGAGCCAGTATCCATGAAGGAACTCGACAACAAAATAACTCTGACACATTACGGCAAGAATGGTAACTTCGAACCTAGGTTACACATACCACATGCAGCCGATCAGGATAACATTTTTGACGATGTCTGACTGTGTCTCTCGTAGCGGAGCTTGGAATTTTCGTAGCGGAGCTTGGAATTTTCGTAGCGGAGCTTGGAATTTTCGTAGCGGAGCTTGGTAAAACCGTAGCGGAGCTTGGTCTAAATTTTTCGACAAAAAATGACCGCAAACACAGTAACCGCAGGCACTTCGAGAAGAACGAAGTACAAAATAAAAAATTCCCTTAATATATGAACACATAGTGAATATATAGCTCGTCACGGCTAGGCTTGACGCTCGCCGGACTCGTCTATACTCTGTGAGTAGGGAGAGCGGAGCCAGTGGAAAGAAGGGACTGGGAAGAATCTTCCCGGCGGACTGTGTACACAGACGCGATGCTTGCCTTTTACTCAAAGCAGAAGAACTGTCCGAATAATGGGACAGAGGAAGGAACGGACATGCGATCAGCACCGAAGTCATTCTACAACTCGAAGCAGTGGAAAGATGTCGAGCTTCTGTACAAGAAGAAAGCACACTATCTCTGCGAGCTGTGTCTGCAGAAGGGACTCTACACACCGGGAGACATCGTACACCACAAGATACATCTGACCGCAGAGAACTACACTGACCCGGAAGTGTCTTTGAACTTCGAGAATCTGCAGCTAGTCTGCATACCTTGTCACAATAATATCCATCACAAGAAGACCGCGTCTCGAAGATGGAAGTTCATCGATGGTCAGCTCGTAACTTTGCCGGACGATCAGGAGCCACATAGCCCCCTTGGGTCTTAAAAAAAAAGTGCATTTTGGAAGAACGGTGCAAGGGGGCACGTCTGACCGCCTACGTGAATTTTTACGAAGAACCCCCGACGGAAGGGCGGAAAGAAGGAGAAATAATCGCAAAGAAACCGAACAAATCGCAAATTTTGAAAAAGAAGGAAAAAGAATCGAAAAGAAGATTTTTCGAAGCGAAAAACCGCGCGGACTGACTCAGGAGCCTATAACACAGAAGCCGTGGGACTTCCGGGGACGTTCTGGGACGAGTCAGAGAGTGGATATTAAGCAAAACAAGAACTTTGCACAATAAGAAAGGCGGCAGCCACCACAGCCACCGCCACACTACGAAATAACCACCTTTACAAGAAAGGAGATTACATGCTTATGATAAGACAGAACACGGAATAAATCAAACAGAGGACAGCTGATCACTACGAAACTAGCCACAGAAAGAAGGTAACTATATGAAGATAAGATACAACCTAGACAGCCAGCAATTCACCCGGAAGCCGGACCCGAAGAAGGACGCGCCGAAAATCAGAGTCAGACTGTGTGCTGCTGATCACATAGTAGAGACTGACCCGGCGGAGCTTCTGGACGCGATCGAGAAGGGACAGACATTCACTCCGGGAGAAATGACCGGGACTACATCTGACACATGGCAAAGTCAGCAGATAATTGTAGCGGACATCGACAACGAGACCTCAGACGGAAAGTGTGTCGAGCGTCCTTTACTTCCTGACGTCGCGCTGTCTCTTATGTCATGGAATAAAATAGTACCATACTGCATGTACTATTCTTTCTCTCATAAAGAAGACCACCCGAAGTATAGAATCATGGTTATTTTGTCAGAACCGATCAGGGACGCTGCAGAAGCAAAAGACCTGACCGAACGTCTGACCGCGTTATTTAATAACTATACCTCTGAGAAATGCGCTGACGTAAAAATCAAAGACAATGCGCGTATCATATACGGAAGCACAGCCGGAAGCATTTTCCATCGTACAGAGGAAGTGACTCCGCTCGAAGTCATGCGGAGCTTGCCACCGATCAGGAAGCCGGAAGCACCAAAGAAGACAAAAGAGCCGGACTGGGACGATGGACTTCCGGCTGATCAGAGAGCCTATAACTCTTTTGACCTGAGAGAGCCACTGGACTATATTCCGGCTGATGATTACGACGAGTGGATAAAGTGCGGCATGGCACTAAAAGCAGAAGGGTACTCGCTTACGGACTGGGAAGCATGGAGCCGTAGAAGCTCGAAGTATGAAGAAGGAGCCTGCGAGAGAAAGTGGGAATCATTTACCACTGGGGACGCTCGCGGAGTGACCGGGGCATACATAACAGGACTCGCTAAGTCTTATGGGTATATTCCACCGAAAGACCGCGTCCCACTGCAGCATACTTCTTACACTAAATATGAGAATATACCGCTTCCCACTGATCAGGACGCGCCCCCGGAAGCCCGAAAAATGGACGTTTCGTCTATTCCGGAAGGAGTGAAACAGGATCCAGTAAGCCAGGAGCCACAGCTGACATCGCAGACCGACTTTGACGAGTTCTTGTCTGAGATAAAGACAGACCGCTTCGAGCCTATTTCTACTGGCATACCTCAGCTAGACAAGGCACTGTGTGACGGACTGGAAAGAAAGACCCTTGTTACACTCGCAGCCGCACCGGGAGCCGGAAAGACAGCCATAGCACAATACCTCTTAGAGAACATGGCCGAGAAGGGACATAACGTCGTATATGTAAATCTGGAAATGGACAGAAGCCAGCTTCTCTCTCGAAGCATAGCGAGACTGTCTCACGAGCGGAGCCTGACTGATCAGAGAGCCGTCCCTATGACCCGGAACCATCTTCCGCAGTCCGTCTTTGCAGACATAAAAGCAATAGATGTCAGACGTGGTTATAAGTGGACAGACGATCAGAAAGCCATCGTCGAGAAGACCGCTGCATATTATCGGGAGCATATCGCGCCACACTTCCAGTACGTGACCACTAACCCGGAGAACAGAGGAAGCATAGACAACTCTCTGAGTTCAATTCTGAGGAAGCTCGAAGCGATCACGGCGGAGCTGATCAGGAACGGAGAGAACGCACCGCTCGTCTGCATAGACTATCTGCAGTTCGTAGAATATGACCTCTTAGGAGAGAAAGAGCGGAAGCCTGACAATGCGGAAGCCATCAAGCAGACTCTGAAAGCATTTAAGCAGTTCGCCATGAAGTATAACACTGTGGTTATCCTGATCACTGCGAATAATCGAGCCAGTAACTCAGAAGGACGTGCGAGCATGGACAGCGCGCGTGACACTTCAAATATTGAATACTCAGGAGACGTTATGCTGTCACTCGTCTATACCGCAGTAGAAGAACGATGGACGCATAGGACAGGCAAGACGGACAGGAACGGAAATGATACTTATGCTGTCATAGACAATGACTACATAAACCATGTTATTGACTGGACGCTGTCAGAGAATAAGTCTTACCCGGACATAGCAAAGCGCATGTCGTTGAAAGTGGTTAAGGGACGTGGAATACAGTCGCGCGGAGTCGCAAAGTTTAAGTATGATGGAAAATACTTCTACTTCGAGCCGGACACTGATTCTGTCCCGGACATGTACAGACGCGATCAGGGAGAGGACATCGGATAAGAAAAGAGCCTGCGACATCACTCCGTGTCACAGACCCTATGGGAGCGAGTGGCGCATAACACAAGGAGAAATGCCGAGCTGAGAAAAAGCCAAGTGTCATACGCTAAGAGAGAGCCACTGTGGGACACCTTACAGAGACTCTCTCTTTTTTGTGTGTCCCGGAGCTCGTCTTAGGAGGTACTCGCGAACCCCTAAACATATTATACTACATTCCGTTTCAAATGAAAATCATATGAAAAGAAATTACCAAAAGAATATTTTCATACGAAAACAAGTATGATATAATAATCTCGTAATGTAAGAATATTTGACGCACGAGAGGAAAGACATACCATGAGTACAGACGGACTTTCAGAACAGGCAAAGGAAGCGCGCCGGGCATACTTCCGGGGACGCTACAAGACCGCGCCTGACAAGCACAAGGCATATGTGTGTCATATGTGGGAAAAGAAAGCTCGTGACTTCTTCGGGAGTCTATACACTCCGCCGGACAGAGAAGGAGTCCTGAGTGATCAGGCTGCAGAGCTGAGACGCAGATATTATTCTGAGTACAGAAAGACACACGAGACGGACAGAAGCGCGTATATGCGCGAGTATCGCAAGAACCATAAAGAAAAATTATCGCAGTATCAACGTGACTACTGGGAAAGGAAAGGTAAGAAAGTATGAGTAAAGAGACACAGAAGCTCGCGAAGACTCTTAACGAGAAGGAAGCGAAGCAGAAAGACAGAGTGGAGAAAGCAAAAGTCGAGCTGATCGAGACTCAGGGAGAACTCGCGAAGCTGAGAGCGAAGCTCGACAACGCAGAGACCCGGGACGAGTTCACAGCCATCTATGCAGAAGTCCAGAAGCTGGAAGCCGTGGAGAAGTTCTGTCAAAGCAAACTGAACGACACCGGGCGAGAAACCATTGTGACCGATCAGGAAGCAAAGGACATGCGGAAGACTGTCCGCGAGCTTTACGACAAAGTTCTGTCTGATCAGAGGCCAGTTATCATGTCTAAGATAGATGACCTTATGAAGACCATTCAGACAGCCACAGACGACATCACGGAACTTAACAACATTCTACAGGAACTCGCTAGACTGAGACGTGAGAACTTCTCTCCGCTCAATATCCATGTACTGGGAAATAATGCTGACCCATTCGACAAGTACGGACAATTTATCACCACATATTTTAAGGTGAAGGAAAACGAGCTGAGACTCGCTCACATGGCGGGAAAGAAGTGATCATATGAAGCGCGCACAGTGGGAAAAGAAACTGAAAGAGCAGATAAAGTTCGACGCGGACTTTATTCCGTCTTTTCAGACCACCATTAAGATACTGTCTGAGATACTGGAAGAACGAGACAACGTCTATACAGCCTATCAGAAGGACGGAGCGCGCCCTGTGATCGAGTTCACATCTGACCGCGGAGCCGTGAACATGAAACCGAACCCACTTCTAAAGCAGTGGCAAGAATTGAACACTTCCGCGCTTGCGTATCTTCGAGACTTAGGACTGACCGCAGCCGGACTTCGGAAACTGCAAGGACAAATCCCGGAGCGGAAGAAGACACAAGGCTTCTCGAAGCTCGACGCGTTCTTTTCTAGGAGAGACGGACGAGAACCCGAAGAAGACTTCGACTCTGACGAATACTGGGAAGCACAATTCGACATGACAGCGAGACGAGAGCCGGAGCAGAAGAACGATAAAGAGAAGATGGAAGAAATGGGACTGACCTTCGAAGAATACGCGAAGCTGAAAGTCGAAGAACAGTCCGGAAGAAAGGAAGGGTAAGAATGGTTAAGGACATCGAGACGATCACTGCAGAGCTGATCGAGACCATGAGACAAGTCGGAATCAACCCGGAGCCGTACAGCATCGCGCTGAGAATCACAGCTGAGACTCTGCGTGAGCGTGAGAAGGCTTATGAGGAATACATGGAGAACGGCGGAAGACAGACCACCGATAAGGGACGATCAGACGCAACCGCTGTCAGACTGGCTGCATGGAATAGTCAGGCAAGAGCTTGTCTGTCCATGCTGAAACTGACTCCGCGCAACGTGCCATCTTCCGGGAATAATGAAGGAGTGTAAGACAATGAAAGACGCGAGAACATTCTACGAAGACAGTTATACTCTCATTAAGTCGAAGACTGACAGAGAGCTGCAGACCATTATTCGCTTACAGCGTGACAGCGCGGACCCTATGTCCGTAGCTCGTGTGGCTATGTGTAAATATGAGTTACTGAGTCGCGCTGATCAGAAACGCAAGGAGCCAGTGTCGAAGTCACGTCCGGCTAGTGCGAAGAATAAGAGAAAGGCACAGCAGCTTATAGCGTCCTACAATGAGAAGCGGAGAAGCGCAGTCCTAGAGAAGATGTCACCTAATGACCCTGACCGCGCGAATAAGTCTATCTGTGAAATGAGATAAGCTGAGTGTCCCTGACCGGGGACATTCTCATATATGACCATCTGGGAGACGTTCTGTGACTACTAGCGAAGTGAGAGACTATCTCAATAAATACCATACGCGCCTAAACGGCTATATTTGCCTTATAAGCGCGCTGCAGAGACAAATTGACTATTACGCACCGTACAGAAACAGTCCGCAGATATACGGCTACTGTGAAGCGATAAGGGACGAGATAGAGAAAGTCCGTCGAGAGATGGAGAGTGAGACTGGACAAGTCCGGCAGTGGGCGGAGCTGATCAGTGACGAGACCGGGCGGAAGATATTTATTGATAGATACATTCACGGCGATCAGTGGGAAGACATACAGCTGAGACACAGCTACTCCGCAACGTCAGTCTTCGAGAAGCACAAGAAAGCATGTCGGGAAATCGCCCGGAAGCTGACCGAAAAAGAGAATAGTTCGAAAGCAGGATAAAGGGACGGAATCAATTTTGACATTCCGTCCTTTTACTATGTCCGGCAGTGCCTGACACTGGGACTTTTCCGGGACTGATCGAGTCCAGGAGTGACGGAATCAATTTTGACAGAGGATCCTCTGAGACGGAATCAAAGACCCCGAAAGCACTGAAAACACGGCATGTTTTACGGAATCAAAAAGTAAGAGACCGACACAAACAGAGGAAGTCAGTCTCTTATTCCATTACTACATGGATAATGCCCGATAGTATGAGGGTGAGCATAGAAATATTATACCACACTACGCAGATATTATCGAATGATTATACATATTGACGAATGAGAACAATAAATATAAAATAACAATATACTACGAAATAACCGAAAGGAGTGATGATCACTTGTCAGATGGAAAGACGATCAGAAAGCGCGGAAGACCATTCAAGGCACTGTCAGTATATCGGACAGACATTCCACCACGGAACGGAGTCTATTACACAGTGCCGGAAGCCGTGGAGCTTCTGGGAGTCCATAGACACACACTACAAGCACGACTCAGAGACGGAACGCTGAAAGGTAAGCAGATAAGCGGAGAGTGGAGAATCTACAAAGACTCTCTGTACGTCCCTGATCAGGAAGAATCGAAAGGAGATTACACATGAGAAATTTAGAAAAGTATGCTGCAGAAGGTAAGAAGAAGATAGAGAAGAACAGTCGCTATGACATGCAGTTAAGCGATTATCAGACGATCACTGAGAAGATGGATAAGGGACTGTCTCTTTTCGAAGCACTGGAAATGGTATTTAATGCCGGAGTGGAAGCCGGAAGCCGTATCGAGAAGAAGACCGCAGCTGAGAAGTAATAAGCACTGTGGGCACTGCCCACATATAAGTGCGCTATTACGAGCAGAAAGGCGAGCAGAAAGGCAAGCAGAGCATGTGGCAAGCCACACGCGGAAAGGAGACCACCAACGAATGAAAGTAATAACCATCTGTCACCATAAGGGCGGAGTCGCGAAGTCCACCACGGCGGCTGCACTGGGACACGGAATCTCTGTCATGCAGAAGAAGTCGAAAGTCCTACTGATCGACGCTGACCCACAAGGCACACTGACAAAAAGTGTCTATGGAATCAAGCAGACAGTGCCGGGACTGTATAGCGTGATCATGGGAGAGAAGGACTGGAAGTCCGTTATCATGCACACGGAGTCCGGGGACATCGTACCTTATGAGAAGAAGACCGGGAGTCTGGACGCGGAGCTGATCAGTGACCCCGGCAAGGACTACAAGCTGAGAGAGTGTCTGGAAGACTTAGAAGGATATTCCCACGTCATTATAGACACGTCACCTTATTTGAACCTTGCCAACATTCAAGCACTGACCGCAAGTAATGTCGTTATCATTCCAGTGTGTGCAGACCCGGAGTGCGTGGACAGTCTTCCTGAGACGCTAAAGACGATAAGGACAGTGCAGAAGTATTCTAACAAGACTCTGACCATCGGCGGAGCCGTTATGACTCTTTACGATGGGAGAGCGAATGTGGTTAAGCAGTATGCAGACCTGATCGAAGACGTGTGCAAGAAGAACGAAGTCCGGCTACTTAAAACGAAAGTCAGAACGTGTGCAGCGATTAAGGAAGCCCACGCTATGAAAGAAAACCTCTTTACATACGCGCCGAAATCGAACGCAGTCGCAGACTATACCGCGATCATTAAGGAACTCAAGTTATAATAAGGAGAAGGAGAATCAACATGGCAAAGAAGAATTTTACACAGAAGGACGCTGAGAGCGTGGACATCGTAGAAGCGATCAGAGACGAGCAGAGAGCAGAGAAGAAGGAGAAGGACACTCCGACGGAACGCTTCACAGCTCGTTTCAATAAAG